AAGAAGTATAGAGAGGAGTGATGTGAGGGGTTGTGGGCCTCACCCCCCCCCCCCCCACAACTTTTATATTTTATAATATTATATTCATTAAATGTGCAATCCGACACGGACTCTCTTTTTCATTCAGATATTAGACCGATTATCTCTCAATAATCAGAATTTTCAATGTATCTCTTAATTTTTTAGATTTATAATGCGACACGCACAAGAATTAATTCATGTTATATTTATTGATTTTAATAATTCAAAAATTTAGTTTCATAAAAAATAATGATTCTTATTATCTTATTTTCCTCAATCTACAAGTACGACACGTACAAAGCTTTATTCTTATTATTAATTCCGTGATTTACTAGAATTAACTGAATATTATTCACTGTAAATCGTAATATGTTATTATACGTATTACTGGAAATAAAACTTGAAATATGACATAATTTATATTATATCTTCTTTTCAAATCATGTATACTCGTGTAATACTAAAGATTTGCGGTACTGGGGGAATCTCTAAAAAGATCCTCAAATCTTAATACACTATATACCCATAGTTCCGTACACACTCTCTCCTTATACACCATATATGTATCTATTGAAAGTTATTTAGTTGTATGATTAATCCTCATACCTATCAAAATTAACATTCACTGGAGCTTGAGCAATTACCTTTTCATTATTTGAAATTATTACTCTTCCTTCAGAATCTATAAACTCTGAATAGTTAGTTTTCACATAGTCCTTTACACCAGTTCCGTTAATATCGTTTCCATTCACGATTCCTCTAAACCGTTTGCCAATGGCTAACATATCATATGCGAATTTAGTCCGCTTCACTATTAGGTCTTCATGGTTCGATGTAGGATACGAATTAATCAAGATAGTGTTAGGCGAAACTTTATTTTTAATATAAGTATATATTTGTGCTATTGTATATACAACCACTTTCTTTGTAGCAGAATCTACATAATAAAATCCTCTAAGTAAGAAGTCTTCACTTCCACCATCTACGAACTTGTATAGCTTATTATCTTTTAATTCACAGATAAATAAGTTATCATCATGGCTATCAGGAAATACAGGATTTATTGCAGCTCCAAGATAATTTCCTTCAAGCATATTCATAAGCTTATAAGTTGATATTAAATGTCCACCATAATAAGTCTTAGAATAATCATTTATATACTCTTTTTTGGAGATATCAGTTATTGTCCCTACCTTTTCATCATACACATCTTCAGCGTGTACTATAACCGTTACATTAGCTATATCAGCCACTTTCTTTTTAAAGAAGATAAATAAATTATTATTGTAATTTATAATCTCGTAAAAATCTGGACGGATAAAGTGTCCATCTATAAATAAGTGCATTGACCTGTCAAGTCCTGCTGTTTCATATAAAGGTATTAGGTTTAGCTCGTCTTCTATAAGATGTCCTTCAGCCTTACCATACTTTATAACCTTATCAACTACTAAGTCATATCTTCTTGTAAATAGCGGTTCTACTACAGCTTCTATCTCATCTTTATCAGCATAGTCTTTAAGAAGCACTTTAGGTATAGTTATCTTAGATACTCCAAGTCTATCATCTCTTTTAAATCCTGTATGGAAGTATTTCCCATTTACATATAAAGAAACTACTTGTGAGTATCTATTAGGAACAAATACGACATAGTTATCCCCATCTTCTACAAGCTCAGCTGCATTTCTTATTCTTGTGTACTCATCTCCTATCATGCTTAAAGCAAATTGCTTTGATATACTTTTAATACTACTGAAGTATTCTGTATCATTTCCGAAGTCAACAAGAAGTCTTGGGTCATCATTTGCTATCGGAAGAAGTGAAGCTCTTGAACCTTTAACAAATCCTTCAAGTTCAGGACTATATACACAAGAGTATATAAAGTCTTCATATAAAGTGTCTAAGTCCTCTTTATCATCGTTTGCTGTATTATAAAGGACTAGAAGTTTAGTAACTGTAGTACCTGCTCCTATTTCATCTTCTAAAGCCTTTATATCAAGTACAGCTGAAGTTTGGTTCCAAGAAGCGTAAGTTAGATTTCTAAATTCAAATCCTTTCTTTCCACCCCTTTCATATACTATAACTCCAATAGAAGATAATATATCATTGGGGCTCACAACTTCAATTATTGCTGTCTTATTAGATACTGTATTTCCAACTTTAACTCCAGTACCTACTTCTAAATCTCCTAGACATAATTTGTAAGCGTCTAGTGCTTTATTTTCCGAAAATACTTCTATGTGCTTTAAACTCATTTCCATATAAAGATTTTCAAATAGATGTAGAGCTGTTGGACTTGGCGTATCTATAAATCTTACCACATCATTTCCTGTAGATATAATAACTGTACCTGTAGTTAGAATTGCTTCTTCCTTAGGAATTACTATAAAGTAAGATTCATCTACAAAGTAATACTTTGCACCTTTTTGTCTTAAGTATTCTTTATACTCTAAAAGACGATTTCCGTCTTTAAAGAATATTTGATATTTACCAAAGTCTGGAGTAAACTGTAACTCAGGTATTTGATAAACATTGTACATTATCTCAAAATGTCCCTTACCGATATTATCCAAAGTATCCAAAAATTCCATAGTAGGATTTGTAAGCTTTGTTAGTGTAAAATTATAAATACCAATAAGCCCGTCGATATCGACGGGTTTTGACATATGAGGTTTTAATCTATCGTAGAAGGTAGTCTTTCTACCGTCTACAGAATCTATAAAGGCTCTCATTATAAACCTCCTTATAAAGATTGTAATACTTCTCTTGCAACTGCGATACAGTAAGGTTGAAGTTCTGTCTTAATAGAAGAGCTTCTATAAACCGAATAGTTATTGTAATACCCTGAAGCTAGTGCACACAAGTATGGCACATAGTCAACTGAGAATACATTTGGACTTCCTAAGATTATCGAAACTCTTTGTCTTATAAACTCAACTGATACTTTATCTTTTAAAGCTGTAAAGTTTCTCTTAAGTATTTCTACAAGACCGTGGAATGATTGCCATAACTCTTTTGGAGTTTCTAAAACTAATTGGTTTATAAATGCCTTTTCTGTATCATTTTCTATCTTAGCTTGATTCATTGCACTTTCATGTACATTCTTATCAATACCGAAGTGATGATTTAACATAAATCTTGCACAGATATATTTAAGATACTTAGCGTTTGCTCCACTTGCAAATATTGAAGAACCTGATATACCTATAGTTAATATCTTTGTATATAGTTCAATAAGCAAGTATCTCATTTGGAAATTTGCACATATCTTTGTGTAGTTTATGAGAGACTTATAAATAGCCCAAGCACCTTGACACAGTCCAATTAAATCATTTACATTAATTTTAAATTTACCATCTTCTTCTGTACAATAAGATGTAGCATTTACTATAACTTGTACAGCTCCTGATGATTTATCAATAAGTGGAGCATAAGGAAGATACATTCCTACAGCAACCAATGGATTATACTTAAGTACAATCTTTTTCTCATTTATTAAATTCATAATGTCTCTTTTGAACATCTTGTTCGAGTTTGCTTCATATAGTAAAAAAGCTTCAGGTGCAGATGTTGCATCAACATCACGACCAGATATAAGCTCAGCTACTTTACCTGATAAATTATCAACTTTATCCATCACTTTCCATAGAGAAGATAAGTCGGAAAGCTTCGCTTGATTAGTTCTAATCATATATTTTAAACCTCCTAATTACTTAAATTTTACTAACAAATTTTTGGGTGTGAACCCTCGATTTTTAACTAAAGGGGTGTTTGGGAGGACTTTATGAAGACACTAAGACATATTAATATTTCAGACTTACACTTATCAGTATATAGCGAACCTACAGATTACATAGAGGAGCTTATGCTTATAATTGATTATATAGATAAATTAAAAGAAAGTATTGATGTGCTAACTTTTGCAGGAGATATATTTGATAGAGTATATCCAGCAAATCACAAGGTAATACAAATAGCAGTTGATTTCATGACAACTATTGCAGAAAGAGCAAGACTATATGATTTTAAAGTATTCTTACTTAAGGGTACACTATCACATGATAATACACAACTTGATATATTCTCATCTCTTGAAAGTCCTAACTTTCATATTGTAAGAAATGTGGAATTTATAGACGTAGAAGGACTTTTATTTAGATTCATTCCTGAGTATTATTCAAATACTTATGAAGAGTTATATGAAGAAGCTTTAACTACTAAAGCTGATGTAACTATATACCATGGCTCAATAGAAAGTGCTATGCCTTATGCTAAAGCTTTAAAAGCTGATACGCATAAGATGGCACAAGTTATAAAGGATAGAGATATAATAGAAACTACTGGAATATACACCATATGTGGACATATACATAATAGAATAAATATTGCTGATAATATCTGGTATACAGGTTCTTTTTCATCTCATTCCTTTTCAGATGCAGGAGTCAAAAAAGGTTTTGATGATATTACAGTTGATTTAGATACTGGAACTTTTAAAGTTAATTTTATAGAAAATAAATACTGTAGAAAGTATATAATCTTAGATGGTACTGAGATATGTAAATCAACTGTAAAGAAGATGAAAGCTTTCTTTAATGATTTAAAGCTTGATAAGAAAGCTAAAGATATTATAAGAATAGATGTCGATACTAATTCATATAATGATGAAGAGTATAAAAACTTATCTTTTATAATGTCATCTTATAAAGGAATATTTCAATTTAAAATAGAAAGACAAGTTAAAACACAAGAAGTTAAATCTATAGAAGAAGATGCAGAATATGTGCTGTCTCCTACTATTCCTTTAACTCATAAGATACAAAAGACAATAGAAGAAATATATGAAGTTAATCTATCAGTAGATAGAATAAAAGAGCTTTTAGATATTTCGGATATTCAAAAACCCACAATTAATGATGAGATTAAGGAAGGAGTACAAGTATGATAATACCTATTAACTATGCGACGCTCACATTACTTTTTAGTATAGTACCGCATTTTAGACATAATAATGAATTTTTAGCAAACTTAAAAGAAGCTCTTATAGATTTAAAAGTATCAAGAAAAGATACAAGAGAGCAAGAGATAATAAAGTGCATAGAAACTATGCTTAAATATATACAAGATGGAATAGCACTAGATGCAGAAGGACTTATTCGTATATCATCAACTGATGAAACTGTAGGTTCTGATGTATATGCTAAATACTTACAAGCTACAGATGACAATAAGAAGTTTATAGCGTCTCTTGTAGATTTCTTATCCGTTAATAAAGTAGCTTTAAAGAAGATGGATAATATTATATCAAAGCTTACATTCTTACAATCTTCTCCTACGAATACTGTAATGAATGAATACCAAGATATAATAAACGATTTTAAATCGGTAGCAATAGATATTACAACTAGAACTACGAAAGCTAATAATAAGACAGTTAAATTCTCAAGAAGTCCTAAGGGACTTGATAACATAATTACTCAGTTAAGATATGAAGATTCAAATGCTTTATCAACTGGTATTCCAGCACTTGATGATTTTATGGGTAAACTAAAGCCAAAGAAACTATATGCAACTATAGCTTTATCTGGAGGGTTTAAATCAGGATTTCTCGAAAATGTAACTTTGGGAGTTGCTAAATCAAATCCAAATGTTGATAAGATACCCGGTAAAGAAAACTGCGTACTTCATATAACTTTAGAAAATGATACTTTACAAGTATTTAAAAGATTTGTGGATTGGCACATGGAAGAGAAGATGTTCTCAAGAAAGCTTATAGATATGCCTGACGCTGAAGTTACAGGAATTGCACACAAATATATATCTCCACAAAACGATAGTGAAATGGCAATAGTAGTTCGTGAGTTTCATAGATACGATATAGGTCCTGATGATTTAGATGCACTTGTAAATGAACTTGCAAACGAAGGCATGAGAGTTATGCTTATAGTTCTTGACTATGCTGACTTACTTGCTGTACCTATAAATAGAAATGATACAGATGATAAGTCTAAAACTGATTTAGTTAAGAAGTTTGAAAATTTAAAACTAGCCGCTCAAAGATTAAATGTCCCTATAGTAACAGCTGGACAATTTAATAGAGAAGGGGAAAGAGTAGCACAAGAAGTAATAGGAAGAAGAGTATATCCAAGCCCACTTATGGGTGGACAACTAAACGCTTCTCATGTTGCTGGTGGATTTGGACTTAAGTTCCATGTAGAGTCTCTACTTATTCAATTTAGAGGAAGGTACAATAATGTCACTATGCTTCACATGCTACTTGATAAGGATAGAGACAATAATAAAGAGATAAATGAACTATCAACAAATAACGGACATAAAGGGAACTTAAGATTCTTTAAGTTTACAAAGAATGGATTTAGAATATCTCCAGCTCCCGAAGATGTCTATGATGATATAAGAGATGTAATACCAGATGACCCTAATTCAATACTAGGAAAATTAAATGAATTTGATATGATGCAAATACCGCCTGAAATGCAGGCAAAGCTTGACGCTGACTTAGAGGAAGCTAGAAAATTGGCTCTTGGTGATATGTTACTTCAAGAGCAGTTAAAGAAGTAGTAACTAGCATAATCAGTATTTTAATATATATATTATATAGGTGTAGCAGTACAATTAATATAAAAATTTAAGGAGGAAAAATTATGAGATTAAGTAACAAAATTAAGAATGGAAAAGGTGGATTTACAAAGATGAATCCAGAAAGGGTGTTTCTAAACGAGAAAACAAAAAGAGCATCACATTGGAATGACCAATGGAATGCTACAATTAACGCGTTAGAAACTTATCTTAGTGAGCAACAAGTAAAGTTTGCTGACCCAGCATTTGTAAACCAAACTGCAAATTGGTTTGGTGGAGAAGAAGCAAAAATCCCTGAAAACTTGGCTAAATGGTTGAATGAAAGAAGTCAACTTTCTGAAGGTGCTGAAAAGTTTAGAAAGGTAGTTGACAAGGCAACTTATAATGAAATGCAACAAGTGTTTCATATTGACAAAGTAAGAAAGCTTCACGAAGTCGACCAAAACAATGAGATTTCGAGATATGCTGTCGATATGTTTATGGCAGCGAAAGTTTTAAAGGTTGTAGCTAATAACTTTGATAGTTTGGTTAAGATTATCAAAGACGCTGCAAATGAAAACTTAATTGAAGACGTAGTTCTAAGAGCTATTGAAGATTTAGGTATCCAAATTGAGGAAAAGACAGAAGCTCCTAAATTGAACTTGGTTATGGATGAAGAACCTAGTGAAAGAAAGCCATTCAAGAATAAAGCTTTCGGATTTGGAGTTAAGAGCGAAGAAGAAAAGGTGTCTGCATTTTCTAAGTACCAAGATGAAGATGAAAGATATTATGGTGGAAGTAGCTTCGGTGGAAGTTCATTTGGAGGCGGAAGAAGCTTCGGTGGTGGAAGTAGTGGATTTGGTTCGTCAGGTGGAAGTAGCTTCGGTGGAGGCTTTGGTTCAGGTGGAACATTCGGTGGAGGTAAGAAGTTAGGAACATTCGGTGGTGGTTCTAGTGGATTTGGTTTAAATAGTGGTAGCAGTGGAGAAAGTAGTAGATTTACATTTGGCAAATCGTCAACATTTGGAAACTCAAGTGGAAATGGTAACTCAGGATTTGCGTTCGGAAAGTCGGCGTTTGGTGGCGGAAGCAGTGGAAAGAACTGGGAAAAGTCGCCAATGTTTGGAAGAAGATAATAAGTACATTAATATAATATAAGGAGGAATAAAGATGTTTGGAAACAATAATAACTATGGATTTGGAAATAACAGAGGGTACGATAATGAGGCAGAAAATAGAAAGGTTCAAGAAAGAGTTTTTGAACTTGCAAATGGAATGGTAGAGGCATATCAATCTTCATCATCTGCTGAAGAAGTAGCACAAACTTATGAAAGTCTTATAAGAGAAGCAGGATTCCAAGTATTAGGTAGAGGACAAAATAGAATTGCCTTTAGAGTTGAAGGTTCGTCTTGGGTTTACAAGGTTCCATTTAGAGAAGTAGGGTTTAGAGATAACGCTATTGAAAGATACAGTTCATCAGTTGTATCAAGTGATGCTACAGCATTTAAAGCACTAGGAGCACATATGCCAATGGTATCTAACTTCTCTCTAGGTAATGGATACCAAAACTTTATGATATGTGCTGAATACATAAAGAATTTGGAATCTAAGTCTGGGGAATTTTTGAATGACACAAGAGATGCAGCAATATATGCAGCAGTTGAGCACTATAAAGAAGTATCAGCAGTATTAAGAAAATTTAATGAATACTTCCATATGAATGACGTTCATTTGGTATTATCTGCTGAAAACTTTGGAGTTAAGAAAGGAAGTATAGCAATAAGAGACTTAGGATACTTCGTTCCAAGAATTGGAGACTTCCAAAATGTTACTATGACTAAAGGAAATAAAGATGTCCAAATTGGATATTATACTTTAGACAATATTGCATTAACTGCTGAAGAGTCAGCTGATGTACACAAAAGAATTGATAGATTTTCTGAAACTATCGAATCTTGGGCTCCATATGATGAAGAAGGTAGACTTCTTGTTAAGTCAGAAAGAGACTTGTATGATGCAACTGATTGCATACAACCTCTTCTAAAACAATTTGAAGATAATTACCTATAAGATAAAATTAATAGAAGGGGATTTACCCCTTCTATTTTTTGTATTATATATTATAACTATGAGAAGAACGAGGACAAGTAAAAAAGAAAGAAAGTCGTTAATCATAATTATACCTCAAATATATTATATATAGATAAGGTCTAAGTTCTTCTCGACTTTATTTTTTTTTTATGGTTCTCTTTTAGTAGTAGGATAGAATGTATCAAAGTTAAGTCCTTTGAATTTAACTGAAGTATCGTGTGATAACTTAAGTCTCTTTTGCACAAGCTCATGTTGTTGCTTATTAAGTTTAAGACCAAAGTTTACAGGTTTATCCCAAACGTCTAGCATTTCGTATGGTAAATCTCCTGCACATTTTGAGCATATCATCTCACCTTTACAAGTAAGTACAGAACGCATTTCCATCTCTTTTCCAGCATACTTACTATAATTACTATCATCCAATTTAACTTCTTTACCACCATCTATTACCCAACGTCCAATATATTGTATCTTCTTTGAAGGGTCTACATATATCTTACAATATACTTTAGTTCCACAATCAGAACCATATTTATCAAGTCTTATTGTACGGAATACATAGTTCATCATCTTAGCAACAGCTCCCCCAACTTCAGTAGCCTTACCTCTTGAGTATCCACCTACAAGTCCCATATTAGAAGCGTAAGATAAGTCTTTCTTTTGAAGTCCATCTTGAAGTGATTCTGTAACAACTCTAAACTTATTAAAGTCACTATCTTGAGGAAGTGAACCTGCCATAACTGCCATTGTTTGGAATTGGTTTCCAAGTCCTAGAACTCCACTACCGTAAGCTTCCATTGCAGGGTCATCAGCATATACTTCTTCAACTTTCTTTAAAACTCCTTTTGCAACTTTATCTGCTGCAACTGGGTCGTCCTTTTTAAGTCCTTCTTTATTTTCTTCTATAAGCTTTTGCTTTAAATTCTTAATATCAGGTGTAAGACAAAGCATACCAGTTGATAAAGATGGATTTACAAATGAGCTCATTCTTAATGAGAAAGACTCATATCTATTTATACATCTTTTGTAATCATCTATGGTAATTTCTTTTGCTTTAATTTTTACTCCTATTTCTGTAAGTATAGAAGCTAGTTTCTTTTTAGTTAGAACTTCTGTAAGAAGTGGTATCTTGCATTCTTGGAATAAAAGCTTCCATACAATGAATTGTCCTATTGTACAGTAATAAGTCTTATTACCAGCAAGTCCGTATGTTCCACCTTCAAATTCCATAAGTTCTCTTATATCATTTTCTTTCTTAAACTTAGTTGTATCCCCTATTCTTAAATCTTTAAATAAGAAGCTCATAGTTATATCATCAGGAGTTGCAGCCTTAAGTTTTGCCACAGTTTCAGATTTTGCAAGTTTTGCTCCCTTTTGAAATACTGTAAATGAATACAGTGCTTGTTGGGCATCATTTCCAAGCTTCTTCATATTCTCAAGCTTCATATCGTAATATAAGTTCAAAGAGTTTCTCTTTTGCTTACACTCTTCATTAGCTTCATCAGAAAACACTGGTCTTGCAACTGTCTTATCTCCATCTAAGTCTCCGTCCATTCCTGCAAGTTGTAATGTAGATATCTTTTCAGATTCTATAAAATAACCTGACAGTTCTTTTTCAGCTCTTATTGCATTTTCTCTTATATGTAAATCCCCATACTTATCTATTATATAATCTATATCAGGATAATAAGGATACTTCATTCCATAAGCTTCAACTTCAACCGTTCTTAAAGTTGACAAGACATGAATAAGAGTAGGTATTATATTAAAGCTATCCATTGTAGGGTGACGTGTTACCATCATGTGTCTTTCAGCAAGTTCAGCTTCTTCATAGGCAAACATATAAAGCAAATCAGTTATTGTCATAGCTCTTGCTTTTTGCTTACCGTTTACTTTATATTCCATTATAAGAGGTTCTCCATCAGGAGTTAGAATAGGATTAAGTCTTTCAGATATAGAGTGCAAGTAAGTATCTCTATACTCTTTCATCTTTTCCCCATCGTAATACATTTCCTTTTCCATTAATGAAAATTGAGAACCATTCTTTTTTCTCATAGGAAGTTGCTTTAGAAATGCTGACATTCTTCTTGACATAAATAAAAACATTCCAGCACTTATAGATGTAAGTGGAAATCCAGTTTTATCAACATTTACCTTTTCATCATAGAACTTATCTCCATCAAACTCATGTCCCGATAGCACTATAAGAGAACCATAGTCCACATGCTTTGATAATGCTCTTTTTCTTTGTAGTCCATACTTACCACCAATTATAGCTTTTAAGAAATCATACAGTTGTACAATTTGTAGCTGTATTTGATACATAAGTCTATTAACATCAAAAAGCTTTACATCTTTATTATCCTTAAGTAGTTTAGCTTTATTCATAAGAGAACGATATAAAGAGTTAAGCTCATCAATACCCATTTGTCCAGCTCTTATATCGACATCTCTAAATGCTATAGGTATAACTATCATCTTATCTGTAAATAAAGTAGTCTTATCGTATTTCTTAAGTACAGCTCTTACGTCTTCTTTAAATAAAGATAAATCTTGGTCTTCATCATTTCCTGAATTTATATTATTAAACTTAATCTTTTCAAAGTTCTTATAAAGCCACTCAAGTCCAGTATATCCTGTAGGGTCAGGCTTTAACTCTCCCTTATCTGTAATAGTATAGTAATCAGTACCTGCAATTATTCCATCTATCTTTCTAAAGCTTCTTTTAAATATTCTTTTATAAATAACTGGGTGCATAAACTTTCCATTTAAGCTTATGTATCCAAATAGTGTTTGTCTATCAAGAGTTGAAACTCCAAATATTCTTTGTGATACAAGTCCATTAGGGTCTGGAGAACCGTTTGCCATAAAGAGATTAGTTGAAGTAACCTCTTGTATTTTAAGCTTTCTCACAAACTCATCAAATTTAATCAGTTTCATTATAAATCTGTAACCTCCTTACCTTCGCTCTCAGCAAGATGTGCAAGGTCATATAAATCATTAGGGTCTATATTTAGTAGTGCTGTATAACCTTGCTCTTCCCGCATTTCATATATTTCTCTGTCATTTCTATTTTGCATATCTAAGTTCTTCATTGATTCTATTGCTACCATAACTTCTTTAAAGTTTCTAGGTTGTATACGCTTTAGAACATCCATAGCTTCTTTTGGTATTTTCTTACAATTTGTATTTAACTTTCCTCTTATGAATAACCAGTCTCTTTTTCTTGTAGCCGCTCTATTATCTTCTATTGCCTTTTCTTCTTTTACCTTAGTCATTTGATACATTACTCTTTGGTAATAAATAGTAACCATTCTTGTTACTAACTCTTGTAAGTTAGCATTCGTCATATAAATATTCATAATATCCCTTGTATCAGGTGGCATATCATCAAATATCTTTTTAACAATCTCTTCCATATCCTTACTACGTGGAGTACCAAATCTTGGTACTATTATTTCTGAGAATATATTTTCTTCCAGTGGCTTTTCGGCATTAGTATACTTAAGTTTTATAAATGGCTCAGTATATGCTGCAACCATACTATCTAGTGTCTCTATTACATCTCCATTGAAGTTAAGCTTTGTACTCATTCTTAACTTTTCTTTTTCAAGTTCTATATTCTTATTAAGTTCTTCTTTCCTTATTTCCAATTCTTTTTCTTTAATCTCAAGCTCTTTTAGAGTTCGCATCTTATCAAGATGTAACCTTTTAAGTTCCATTCTTTCACGAAAATCAAACTCTCTTGACTTAAAGATAAACCATAAGACAAAGCCTACTGCCGTAAATGTTACTATATTTATTATACATATTAAAAATATTATAGTTAAATCCATCTATGTTAAACCTCCATTTGTTATTATTTTCCTACTTAAAGTGTTCGTAAACTCGTTTGTAACGAACACTTTTATGAGATTTAGAACTAACAAAGGAGGTTTATAATGCTAAGAATTGACGACTTTTTAACTGACAATAGAGACATTCTAAACTGTCTTAAAACAGCAGTTATTAAAAAGCAAAAGGAACTAGAATACTATGACACTGAAGAGTCTCGTGTCAGATTTAATATATACAGAAATGCTAGAAATCAAACCGATAGTATTTATGAATACGATTATGAAGTAGAAGAGTTCTATGATGTAGGATATCTAAATCATGATAATATAATAAGAATGCAAAGATTCCCAAAAGATATAAAGTTATACTTAAGTGAAGAGCAGTGTGAGAAACTTTTGGAGAATAAAAGAAAGTATGTGCTTTCACACTATATTGAAGAGAATGAGTATGTATTAACTCTTATGGGATATCCTTATCAAGAAGAAGACTTTTTGTATCTTGGATACCACATAGACGGTATAAGAGATAATATTCCAGTTCATCGTATGAGCCAAGGAGAAATATCTATCTTAACTAATAAAGGAATACTAAAAAAGATTATAGAAGATAATCCTGATAAAGAGTATCTTAACTATATCACAAGAAGAATACCTTTTTATGTGACAAGAACTACAGAAGCTTTTGGACTTTTGTATATTGATACTACAAAGTATAATGTAGGATATAGAGTTGCAGAAGTTTATGAGTATATGAGAATTGCTTATATGAAAACTCAGTACAATGAATATTATCATGACTCTTATGATTACTACGAACCACTTACAGCAACTTATCTTATTTGTGCTACAATGTATATGATACTTGCTGAAAACCCTATGAATATACTTGAGTTCGACTTTACATCAGATGAGATACTAGATAGTCTTTATAGAACATTCTCAATTCCGTATGTTGCAGATTTACCCAAATCTGTGCGTATAGCATTTGCTGAGAAGATAAATAGAGTTTTAAGATATAAAGGGGATAAATCATCAATACTTAATATTGCTGAAGCTTTCGGTATTAAAGATGTATACCAATATATTCTTTATAAAGAATATGTAGACTTTGAAAAGGGTTATGACCCTACTAAGTCTTTAGAGGAAAACTATAAGCTATCATTTGTAAGAGTACCGATTGGAGCTAAAGATTTACATAAGTTTATTTATAATATAAGAGAAGGGGATACTAAAGCTAAGATTCCTTTTGATGAGTTTGTATCTGGAGATAGAAGATGGGGACTTGGAAGAGATAAGCTAAAAGAATATGTAATGAAAGAGAACTTCTCATACGTTACTACAAAGTATATTGGAGTTGATAGTGTCGTATCACTTACAGAAAATGCTTTTACTCAATCTGAGTTCTTATCATTCTTATTTGGTAATAAAGAAAGATTGGGGGATTTTAAACTTACTCTTACTAAAGCAAACTTACAAGCAAGTCTATGGGACGCATTTGTATATTCTATGGTACTTATTATGAATAAGAATGGTTATGAAGATGATATAATAAAAGACCCTGAAGGACTTGTTTATATCTATGGTATAGATAATCACTTTAAATTAACAGAAGAAGTTGCTGAAGCATTTAATTCAAGAGTTCCAAAGGATATGGAATACTTATCTTATTATAAGACAGTAAATGAATCTATGTCAGTTGTAGATTTCTTAGATGTACTTTTACATAATAGAAATGCTTTAGGTGTTTTAAGAAGAATGATAAGAGAAGAGCACTTTGATTATGCTATTATGAAAGAGCTTATGAAACTTGAGCACATGATAGGTACTATGGCTATTAATCATTACTATGGACAGATTAAAAATTATGATAGTTATTCAGATTACTTAGCTATATCTAATCCACCTTTATACACACACTTACAAGCAATGAAAGTTGGTGGACATGTAGAAGATGATATGAATGAAGAACTTCTATCAGTAATAGAAGATTTATATAACTATTGTAATCCATCACATACAGCAGCAAGAGATAATCTTTTATCATTCCTTTCTAAGATAAAGGAAGATGAAGCTCAAACTATTAAAACGACAATGTTTAAGATGATAGCTTTCTTAAAAACTTATACAGTTGATTTAAGAGTATCTGAAACTTCGTATATATTTGATGATTATGAAAGAATATTATCAGAGGTACTTATTAAGAACCACGTATGGCTTTGGGATAGAGTTACTACAACTACTTATGAAGAAGCTACACAAACTGTAAAGATGTTAGGATTTCACTCATATCTTGAAGTAACTGATTTTATTCATAGAAAGGGAGTAAGAGATAGAAGTAAGGTTATGTATCCACCTTGGGTTACAGTTCCTAATACAGTAGAATATCTAAGACCTGATATGAATGAGATTACATATGATGATGGATTCCAAAGATGGTTTAAAGAGTATGACAATGATTATATTGATGTATTTGAAACTGTACCACATGTACTATATAAGGTACATGAAAGAGATAGAGATATAGAAATTCACGACTATGCTTTTCAAAAGACTTTTAAAGAATTTGAGCATGAATATGTAGAACCATTAGAAATTTTAAATGATAAGTATAAATGGTACTTCTGGGATAGATATTCAAATCTAGGAGTAAAAGATACTATTACTAATAAAACTAAACTAGATATTCATACAGATACTAAGGTTTATGATACGATAAGATGTCGTGAAACTGGCCGTTTACAAACAGACATTGTAGATATATTAAAAAGATAGGAGGAAGATAAATGAGAAAATTAGACGATATATTATCATTTTCTTCATCTTTAGATGACCCTAAACATTCAAACGAAGTAAGAGGTGTTCTTATAAAGAAAGAAGATAATGTAACTCTACCCTCTGGTAGAACTCTTTTCAGAAGAACTAAGTCTGGAGAAAACACTATGCTTATTGGAGTTACTCAGTTACTTGCAGAATTCTTAACTGGTAAAAGAACTAATAAAATACAAGTATTAACTTTAGATGAAGATTTAAAAACTACTATTACACCTACATCATCAATAGTTAAAAATGAACTTAACTATTGTGGAGTAATGCTATGTAATGGTGGAGCAGATGGAGCTGTTGTTAAAGCTGTTAATAGATATGCTCCGGGATTTACTGCTGCGACAAGAATACCTTGGAGAATGGTAAAGAAAGCTTCTGATGACCCTAATACTTTATATCAAAACTATGCCGGAAGAAGTGTAGAAGGAAATGATGTAAAATATTATCTAAAGAAATTAAAGAAGATAGATTGGGTTAATAGAACTGTAGATGGAGAACAAAAGCTAACAGACAGACCAGAAAACTCTTTATCTGGTTCAGTAGCTGTTGAAACTGTTATCCAAACTGAGTTTAATATAACTCTTCAAGATATGGCTGAATACTATAAATCTATAGGTGAAAATGTAAGAAGAAAATTCTCTACTATTTGCTTATTTATTGGTAATACAGTAAATGTACAGTTAAATGGTTCTACTTATACAGACCACAGAAACTTATTAGTTGCTAACCAACTAAATATAGAAGAAGAGTATTTAAAACAAAACAAAGAGGCAGAGTACGAATATAACGTGCACTTCAGATAATATGATTGGTGTAGGGGTGTCCCTACACCATTAATATTTTTTCGTATATATTATAAACGAAGTAGTACAATACTAAAAATTTTATGGAGGTAAAATTATGGAAAAACAAGCAAGATTATTTTTAAGTACAAGACAAGGAGAAAAGCATGTAGTTTATCAAGACGGTTTTGACAATGATTGCAATACTATTATAAACTATAAACTTCGTGATGATTTAACACAAATACAATCACAAGAAGAAATCCGTAAATGGGTAAAAGATTTAAAAGAGTTTTTAAAGGAATGTCTGAGAAATTATGCTACAATAATGGAACTGTATATTGATGTAGAAGGTATAGGAACTGTATGGCTTATACCAGCAATAGTTAAAGCTACAAGTAGTATATATGATGATGATGAACTTGCAGGAGTTAGCATATCTCTTATAGATTTTGATGGAGATAACTATACTACAACTAGACTTTTGAAATACTAAGGTTGAAATTGGGGTGGTGAAATTCCACCCACTTTATATTAATATTAAAATTTTAGGAGGAATAAAAATGTCAATTAAAAATGTAAATGTGGAAAATGAAATACCTATGTGGAAAAAGATTATAGTTGTTGGGTTATATAATGTAGTTAATTTTGACCCAATAGATGTAAAGCCCGAAGGAAGTTATATTATAGACATTCGTCGTAATACTGAATCTGGAATATTTGGTACTGTGGTACATCATGAATCAGATACAGTATACGATGTACTAGAAGATTTAGTGAGTATTATTAAAGCTATAGCTTTCCCTAGAAGAACTATGTATGTTCTTAATGGAAAGACAAAGGATGTTATAATATCTTTAATACAAGATTTAAAAGAAAAATGCCCAGTAGCTTTTTCTAATGACTTAGCTGAGCAATATAGTCGTGTATTGAATTTGCTTAAAACTGCAAATACTTTATTTGCAAGTAATGAAGTAATGACTTCTAATGAAGCTACACGCAGAATAAATGTAATATTCAATACTGTAGATAAAGAAAATGTGGCTAAACCTAAAGAAGAAGTTAAAGAAGAAAAGCCTGTATTTGCTAATGCTAGAACTAAAGAAGGTGTATTTATTCCAGATGATATGAACCCTAAGAAAACGTTCAGAGCAGGTATGATACTTGCAAATATGATACATGTTACAGATGTAGTAGATGGAGAATATTGTGGTAATATGAGAATGCCAGTATACAAATACATAAAAGGAGTTCTAAAGGATGACCACAGCAATAGACCTTTAGTTCTTTGTAATGATGATGCTGCAAGATTATACAGAGAATTTATAAGATGTGGTGAAAGAGATGTATATGGTAAACTTTTGTATACAAAAGAATTTGGTAAGTTCTTAGCAAATGTAATCCCTGTAGATGAAAAGGAAGTAATAAAAGATATAGGAGATGATGGTTGGGATGATGTAATGTTAGCTGAAAGATGGTCAGGAATTAAAGCTCCTGAAAAGAAAAAGAATGCAGTTATCATTACAGCTAATAATAAATTAGGTAATCATCTTAATGTGTTAAATACAAATAAAGCAATAGAACTATTTGGAATAGACACAAATAAAGTTGCAGTCAATTCTCTTATGAGTCTACTTCCAAATGTGACTACTAAGATAGAAGAAATGCAAGGGTTATACAACATTGCTAAATATATAGATGATAACGGTATTGATATTATCTATGTAGACACATTAACAATAAATCCAGATAATACAGAATTCTGGGATAGAATTGTAGAGCTAGGAAAGATATTAAAACTTTGTGCAAATAAGCACGTTAAATACATCGGTGCTGACAAGAAGGAATATGTATTTCCTACAAAATAAAAGTATTGGCTGGGGAAACCCCAGCCTTTATTTTTTACGTTCCGGAAACCGTCCCAAACACCCCTTTAGTGAAAAATATAATGTAAAAAGGAGGTTTTAACATGGATGACGAGAACAAATTACCCGGGGGTAGTTTAAGCGATGTTACTACCGATGCGTATAACAGGATACAGGATTCAGTTAATAATAACATAGTAAATCCTATATCAAATGTATATTCTGGTATTACAAATACAGATTGGTCTGAAGTTGCATCAGGAGTTAAAGATAACCTTTATGCAAGTGGAGCAGACTTTGTAAATAATGCCATAGGAACTGTATCTGAAAATATAGATAACGCTATTAAAACTGGAGTTAATAACGTAACTGGTATGGTTGATAGTTATGTCAATAATGCAGTTAGTAGAGTAACTGAAAAAATAAATAATAAATTCAATTCGACTTTTGGTAAGATAGAAGCAAAGCTTAGAAAAGGCTTATTCGGTAAAATAGATAGCTGGTTTGGAAATCCAGTATTAAACTCATATAAATCTATATTCGGTGGACTTCCGGGTAAACTCGGAAGTACGCTTAAGGGTTCTTTTCGTAACAACCCTTGGATTAATTTCTATATAGACGGAAATAACTATGTTGATAGACCCGGACTTACAGGTGGTACTGGTGGAAATACTGGTGCTTGGGATAATGCGTATGGTGGAATAAATAGTGCTGCAAATCATGGGGGTTGGGCAAATCGTGCCAATTCAACTGGTGGTGGAGTAGATGGTCCTGCTGCAGCTGCTTGGAATCATAGATATGGTGGCGGCGGAAGTAATGGATATAATAATGGTCGTTCTACAGGAGATAGACCGTATGGTTCTAATACTTATAAGACTATCCCACAAAGAGGAGATAGAAGTGAGCATACTGGACCGGGAGATATGTCTTTATATTCAACAGCTGCATTTAAAGATATAGCTGAGCATATTAAAAATACTTATGGTTTTACTTCTAATATAAATGAAGGAATGCACTTAGAGAGAAGCTTCGTAAATAGATTTGGAGTTACTCTAATTGACAATACTCTTGCTCATACAAGAACTCACATATTTATAGGTAAACCTACTTGTCGTGTACTTGATACAAAATCAGGTTTAGTTCCTGAAGATTTGGGTAAGAAAGATGCTGACCTTGCAATGATTATAAACCAAGACCCATCTTTATACACTCAGCTTAATGGTAGAATACCGGGAGCTACTCCTTTTATGACAGCACTGCAAAATAGAGTAGTGGGAATATCATTTCAAGATGCAACTTTATCTAAAGCTGAATCTGCTGCAAATATAAGAGGTATAAGACAAGAGTATCCAATATCGTTTGCTGAATCCTTAGTTAATGTGCCTATAACTTTAACCTTTGCTATGGATAGAAATGCTGAAGCATTTAAGCTTATAAATGTTTGGGTTACATATATGGAGAAAGTAAAAGAAGGTACTCTATCACAAGAGTATGAAGATTCTATGTATAATAGAATGAGCTACACTGCTCCAATATTTGTATTTGTTACTGAAGAAAATAACCACGATATTATATTCTGGGCAAAGCTTGTTGGTAACTATCCTACAAGTATACCTTTTTCTGTATTTTCAAACCAAGGTCTAGTTAATAGAGAAGTAAGAGAGATATCAGTTTCATTCAGTTCGGCGATGTTTAAACCGTTTGATGCTTATGCTCTTATGGAATTTAATGATATGCAAAAGACAGCAAATAAACAGTTCTGGGCTGACTATGTACCAATAGCTGATAGAAAGCTTGAATACTATTGGACATCGGGTGCTACAGTTACATTAAATGATGATACAGGTAAATTCAGACTTAACTATTATACATCAACAGGTGAAACTACAGCAACATCTTCACATTCGGATGGTGCTAGAAATGGAGCTACTGCTGGTGGCGGTGGAATTGCTAGTGTTGCAAAAGCAGCTTATTCAGCAGTAAGAAAATATATAGGTAAATAAATAGCAGGAGGAAGAGATGGAAGAAAAGAAGTTTATTTCAACTAAAGAAGAATTTCTAAAATCTATGGCTGTAGTTTTAGATACTCTTGGTATGCCACCTGATAGAGTTAATGCTTTATCGACTGCATACTATCAAACTCAGGGACTTGGAGAATTATATGATATAGTATCGTATTCTTCTTATGTATCGTCAAGAGAGATGTTCCCTGTAACAGCTCAGTTTAAAGACTCTTTATTCAAATGGAATAAAGTTGCTGATGTATCATTTCAAATGGCAAGAGCTTCTATGAGAAGATTTGCATTTACTATGTATATAGAAGATGTACTTAAAAATGCTGAAATGATAAATCCTAATTTATATAGATATACTATACCTCATACACTTGAGGTTAAGATAAATGAATTTGTATATTCTCTTGACTATGATATACAAATTCAAATATATGACCCTAATGGTCGTATGGCTATTACTGCAAGATACGATGTTGATAGCTTATATAACCCTATATCTCCAATTAAGAATCCGAATATAAGAGTTATTAAGCAAAATAAGAATATGGTTTTAACTCTTGACTTATATCAATATCAAAGAAAGCTTGAGACTTATAGATATGTAGACTCATCAACTGACGTTTATCCTATAACGTATGAAGACCAGCTTATAGACTTTACACCATACTATAGAGCAGATGAGTATACATCTACTGTAAAGAGATTACAAAAGTCAATGTATTACGATAAGTCAATTCCTGATAAGCCTACAATATACTACGATTTAAACCAAAATAAAATAACTCTTACAAATAGAGGATACAGAGGAAACTTTGTTCCTGTGAGAGATAGTATAATTGAGCTTTCTATGTATATTACAAAGGGAGATAAAGCTAACTTTGAATATATTGGAGATAAGATAGTTCTTGAAGATTCAACTGGAGAAGAGTTACCTTTTTATATAACGGCTACTACTGAAATGAAATACACTATAGAAGGAGCTAATGAGGATAACTTAGAAACTTTAAGAAGAAAGATAATAAACTCACTTCATACAAGAAACTCTTTAATTACTGACTATGATTTATCACTACATTTCTCACAAAGAAATAATAAAGCATATAAGGTTATTAAAACAAGAGATGACTGGAAGATGAGAGTATATTCAATATTTGCACCACTGTATTTTGGTAAAGATAGAAAGTATTTAATACCTACAAATACTTTAAATGTACAAGTTAAGTTAAATGAACTTATAAAGAAAGATACACATTATAAGATACCTGAAACTACTCATTTGAGAACTGGACTTGGAGATAGTGTTGTATACTCAAGAGCAACAGCTACAGGAACTGATTCATTTGATTATATGCTATCTCTTGTACATGTAATAAATAGAATTAAAAGAGTAGTTGAAACTTATGAGATGTATATAGCAAGAGATAATCCTTGTGAGTTTGAATATAACTATGATAAGGTAAAATATAACTTCATGGTTAATAGACTATATATTAATCGTGAGCCCAATAAGAATATTAAGCTATCTTTTAATTTACTTACAAATCTTGCTTCAGAAGATAAGAAAGACTTAGTTGTATTTCATACACAAAATCCAAGTGGTGGTATAACTGATAATGGACAAATTAAAGTAAATGTAGCTTTCCAATCTCAAGATGGAGCATATATAGGTTATGTACCAGCTGTCATGAAATCTTATGAAGAAGGAAATGACATGTATAGATTTGAAGCTGAGCTTGAAACTGATTACTTTATAAAAGATGGTAGACTTGATTTGGCTTTATATAATAATGGAGTGAAAGCTAATGTTCAATCTGATATTAAGTTTAAAGCTATAAAGATACTTGTACAAGATGATGGTAATAATAATGATAATAGTGCACATAGATATGGAGTTCCCGACGTGTCAGGTAAAGCACTTGTAAATGTATTCTCAGTTAATGATATAGATTTAATAAAAGAATACACAGATATATCTGGAATACAAATAGAAGATATAGACACAAATACAATAAAGCTTATGTCTATACCACTTTTCGGATATAAGTTTGTAGAAGATAACGGTTACTCAGTATTTAATGAAGTGTATGCTGAAATGGATTACATAAATACATTATGGTTACAAACTCAAACTAACTTTACGGCAACTCTTAAGTTCGTGAATACTTATGGTTCAGCTAAGAACCACGCTATTGGTAATGAAAATGCAAGACTTGATAAAATCAATGTATCATTTGTATTTAAAGTAGGACTTAAGTACAATGCTACTAATGATTTGGATTATGTAAGGGATTATATAAGAGATTACTTTGCAAAAATTGATTTCTTAAATGATGAGACATTCCATGTGTCTGATTTGATAAGAAAGGTAAGAGATGATATAACTGATGTAACTAAGATAGAATTTGTATCTATTAATAGCTATAATCAAGACTATCAATATCTATATGCAGATTATGACCCTAATGACTCAGCTATTATACCTGAGATAGTTAATATTGAATATAATAAAGAAGGGGAGTATAATATAGTTTTAAATAAAATCTAAATGTCATTAACACCGACATAGATTATTTTAAGGAGGAATATAATATGGAACAACAAAGAAAAAACGCGGAAGAATTAGTATCAACTCATTTTCACTCAGTGGTATATTTTGCAAAAGAAGTAGCAAATTGCAAAAGATGTGGAATGCAACTTTTTGAAAGAGGACTTTTAGTTGCAATGTATAGAAGAACTGAAGAAGGACCTTTTGAAAAGAAAGCAGAAAAGACACATTTTATTTCAAATAATGATTTTGAAGATTTAGCTTTAATGCTCCGTCAAGCAAGAATAAAGATGAATACAAAATCTCCATTTGAATTTGCAATAGCTGGAAAGGAAAGTGCATTTGGAATATTCGGTGTTGAAGATACTGAAGGTAACTACATTTGTGGACTTTCAATTTATGATGTAGTAGAAGGACAAATAATACAAAAATCAAAGCTCGTTTGTCCTTTCTCAAATTCAATAAAATTGAAATCATTTGCAAGTGATGGCACTATTGAAGATATGGTTAGAAGTGGAGCTACAACTGAAACTGAAACTATACTTAATAAGATAAATGCAATCCTTGCTGGAACTTCTACTATAGAATCATTCCACCAATCTAAACTTGCTAAGAAGTTTGCAAATGCAAATACTAATAAGAAAGTGGAAGTGAATGAAGAATACATTCCAGATAACAAGGCAGAAGATGATTACTGGAGTAATATTGACCAATAATGAGTATAATGGCTGGGGAAACCCAGCTATTTACTTTGACTGAAGGAGGATAATATATGGTAGCTACACTTAAAAATGATTTGATAAGAAATGTAAAAATTGTAGGAGAAAATACTAAACCGAAAGAAAGTAAACTTATGAAAGAAAGTAGAAGTAAGAATAATCTTATGCAAAATACAAGGGGGATGAAATGATTAATCTATATGCTGAGACTGACTTAAATGAGAGAGTAACCGTAAGAATTGCTGAACTTCCTGACGCAAATACATGCTTTAAATTCCATAAGGCTATATATGACTATCATCAAGAACATGTGAATTTCAAATTAGAACCTTTAGGAAATCTTATGGGGAAAATACAAGCTGATATGAAATCTGGAAGAACCAAAACTGTTATTGCTTCATCTAAACTTGGTAGCTTAAAAGAAGATGTAGGAATGATAGAGATAAGAATAGATAGAATGGCAACTCCTGTAACTGCTTATATTACAGCTGTATGGGTTGATGAGAAATCAAGAGGTAAAGGTATAGCGAGTATAATGCTATCTGTAGTAGAAGCTATGGCTAAGAAAGATGGTGCTGATGTAGTATCTTTAAATGTATTTGATTTCAATACAGAGGCTACAAAACTTTATGAGAAGAAAGGATACAAACAAGTAAAGCGTGATAGAGCTTACAGAACTACTTATGAGAAAAAGTTGTAATAACTTCATTTTATTTTTCAATTATATATAATAAACATAGAAGACAGGAATAAACTTACATGGTGTAAGAGTTCCAATGTCAAAATTTATTAAATGACTGTAGGAGGTCGAGAAATATGTTGAAAAATAAATTAGGAAATGATGTAAATGGTTTTGGAATGGATGTGCCATTCCACAAAGAAATAGAAAGCAATCACAAGGTTGCAGTTGCTAAATTTGAACATTCAAAGAAATGCAAAAGAAATAGAGAAATAAGAAATAAAAGATTCGATAAGGTTAGAGTTTTATACTTTAATCTTATGGCTCTTTTAACTGGGATTGTGGTAGTCTCAGTCGGAAGAATCTTATATGATGTCGTAAGAATCATAAAGATGTAATAAGATATTGGAGGGGTCATTCCTCTCCTTTATTTTTTGAAAGTGCTTCATATAAAGGAGGAATACTATGAAAAAGTTATTGAAGCTCTTTTCTGACAGTGAGTTCCAAGTTATCACTGTAGGATTAGCATTTATGGTAACTGTATTAGTTATCGTAAATAGATGAAATGTAAGGGAGCCAGTTCTCCCTTATTTTTTGTAACCTTTCTATAGGAGAGTGATAGTATGAAGTTAAAAGACAAACCCACATTAGGAAATAAGATAACATATCAAGATGAAGTCATAGTAGACCTTATAGGAGGTATTACAAATGCTATAACTGAGAAGATAGATGATATGCCTTTTACAGAGGGTATGATAGTATTAAGTGGTATAATACATGGACTATTGGATTACAGAGAAGAGTTTATAAAAGAAAATGGTAGCTTTGAAAATGAGTGGGATATTAAAAGGTATAATTACTTAGTAAGACTTATGAATGATAAGTTTGGTTTTGATATGCAAGAAATATGATTGGGCGTAATGCCCAATCAACTATTTTAAATCTTGTCTTTTATATGTATTTAGTAAGTCTTCTTTGATACCTTCAGGAATATTTGCTATTGTATCAGGAACTAAGTCATAAGTTTCTTCAGTTTCTGATAAAGCATATTGCATACCACCTGAGTTTACTACACTAAGTACACCATGATAAGATGGCGGAATTAAAGCTTCTTCTGATGCTATCTTACCTGTATCTTTATCATAAGTTCTAAGCCAACCTATCTTCTCATTATCGTCCCAGTGACATTTAACTTCAGTATTATTTATAAACTTATTTCTAAGTCCAGTTTGAGCAGCCGCGTATGAAAATCTATTATCCATAGCGTCATAATCCTTTATCTCAGAATTACCTTGTAAGAACTGAGACGAATCGGGTTTTTCTACTTTACCAAATAATGAAGTAAATCCAACTTTAGCTTCAGGAACTCCTGAATACTCAACTTCTCCATTTTCATTTCTTTCTTCTACTTCAGGATAAGTAGGTTCTTCTTGTTTAGGTATCGTATTTGTAGTAGAACCAAGTACAGTTCCACCATAAGATGGAATAGCTGCAAGTGCTTTAGGTTCTCTATTCATTTGAGAGTCTATAAGTCCAGCAATAGATGCTTTCATCATTGTATTACCACCTTTAACATCAACAACTTTACCTGTCATTTCATGTACCATCTTTTGCTCTTTAAGTTCTGTATCCTTAATATCTTTTATTGCACCCATTATCATTTTAATAGCATTCATTTTAGTTGTGTAAAGAGAAGTTCTATTTTTTGTAGATTCTGTTTCTATTTCTACTTTCTTAGGAAAGGCTTCTAGTATTTCTCTAGTTCTTCTTTCAGACTTCTTTATTTCAGTATCTATCTCTTTGATAAGGGAGTTCATTTTAGCTATATAAGGTTGATACTTCTTTTCCATTTCAGACATTTGCTTTTGTGAACCATCATAGACAACCTTACCGCCGAAATATGAAGTAGAAAAGGTATCAGAATTTTCTCTAGTTTTTCTAGGAAAAAGTATCATAAATAAAACCTCCTTTTTGATAACTTCTAATATCTTCGTGTTTTTGACTATTTTGTGAGGATACGAAACCGATATATAGAGGTGATTTAGAATGAAAGATTTATTTTATAATTCATATTACGATAAAGAAAATGATGTTTATAATTTACTTATGTATAATACAGAAACTGGTGAGCAATATGTAAAGAAGATACAAAAACCTAAAGTATCTGTATATACTGTAAAAGGAGAAGTACCAAATTACTATAGAGAAACTATGAACTTAAATGATTTAGATGAGCATAGAGTTTCATATAAATGGAGAGGATTTGAACTTGCAAAGATACTAGGAGAAGGGGATAGTTTTAGAAGAGCTTTAAAAGAAAGAAAGATAAAGTATGACCATATCTTTTTGGATAGAAGATGTATAGGTTCAGACTTACCTATAGAAGACTTAACTATTATGAGTTATCTTGATAGTCTAGGTTATGAAGAAAAAGATGGAGTCAAAGATTACAATGACTTACCACCTATTAAGAATATCAAGAAAGGTTATTACGATATAGAAACTGATGTATTAAATATAGATGAAGAAAGATTACAACCTATTATCTGTAGTACATATTATGACGCTCATACAAATACAGCTTCTGTATATTCTATTATAAGAGATGACTTTAAAGGACAAAAGGATATAATAAAGGATGAAGCTAAGTTTGTACATGATTTTAAAGCAAAGCTTATAGAGCATATAAATGACGCTCAAATGGGAGAGAAAGCAAGACAGCTACTTGCTCCTAAGTTTATAAAGCTTGTAGAAGAGATGAAAGTTGTAATACATTGGTTTAAAGAAGAAAAGAAGATGATAGAGTTTTCTTGGCACGATATGATATATAACTTCAAGCCGATGTTTTTAGGTATATATAATGCTGTATACGATATAAGACATACTGAGTATAGAGCTGAGGAGTTAGGAATAGACAAGTCAAAGCTGTTCTGTCATAAAGATGTGGGGAATACATTTTATTTTAATTACTTTAATGAAGACCCAAAAGCCGCTAAAAGAAGACACAATTATGATACAGCTTCTTATACAAAGATTATATGCTCACAAATAACTTACTTCGGTCTTCGTCCTCAAGACCAGCTTGAAAGAGAGTCACTAGACGCTGTCGCTAAATTTGAACTTGGATTTGGTAAGTTATCTTATGCTCATATAACAGACTTCATTGGAAGATTACCATATTTAGATTTTATAACTTATCTTATGTATAATATGATTGACGTTATTGATATGGCTTTTCTTGATATGAAGACAGATGATGTAAACTCACTTATTACTAGAAGATTTATAGTAAGAACTGAATATGGAAGAGTATTCTCTCCTATGACATCAGTTACTAATACATTCTATCACTTATGTAAAAGAATGGGTTATATTATGGCAAATGATGTTAATAAGCTTATTATGACAAAGAATGAATCAGCTGAAGCTATAATGGAGAGACTTCGTGAAGCTGATGAAGCTATTGAGTCAACTTATGATGTACTTACAAATAGAATACAAATAGCTGGTGGGCTTTGCTCAGACCCAAATAAGTTTAAAAAGAATATGACACCATTTCTTGAAGATTTGGTAAATAATAAATTCTTAAGATATGTGATGGACGCTGACGCTGTATCTATGTATCCTATGATAATAGAGCATACAAATGTATCTAAGGATAGTTTAGATGGTAGAATAGAAACTGTAGATAAAGATACAAATAAAGTTGAGAAATGTACTCAAGCACTTATATCTAAAGAGCTTGACGAAATAGGAGAAGCTTTCTTTAATCTTCCATCTGCAAAAGAGATAGCTTCTAAGTTCTACAATATTGAAGTTAATATTCCTAAGATTAGAAAGCATGAAGATGGAAAGCTTTTACATCTTGATGAGGATAGATACAAAAAAGCTGAGATAGTAAGAAAGATACTTGCAAAACTTGATAATGTAAAGATAGACGCATCAGATATTAAAGCTGGGATACTATCTACCTTGGGATATTTTCATATAAAAAATAATATGTCTAATATGCTTATAAACGGTTCTTTATACGAGATAGACTTTATACCTGATAGTAATTTTAAATATAAATCTTTAGGAGATTTATTTACATTAAAAGATGATGAAGATGGATATATATTTAAAGTAGACGGTAAATACTATTCTGATATGTCAACTTATTTAAAACCTCATAGATTTCCAAAACTTGGGATATATGTAAAAGAGAAACTTCCTAAAGAAACTATAAATCGTATTCAGAATAATAACTACACTATTGAGACTATAGAAGTTGCTGATAGATTTATAGATGTTACAGGAAGAACTCATATCTTCTTAACTGATGAAGATGTATATGTATCGGTATACAATAATAACTTATTTGAATTTGAGTATTCTATTAAAGTACCTAAGTTTGGAGAATTTAAAATAAGAATACTATCAAAGACATTACAATATAGAAGATAAAAAAAAATATGAGAGGAGATAGAACTATCATATAGTGTGACGCACACGTAGTTAAAATTTTTATAACAAAATAAGATTTTTTAATATATTTTTATTAGTTCTATCTCCTCACATTTATAATGTATAATTAAAAATAAAGATGTGGAAGAACACAGAACCTATATGTAGAATATTAGGAAGGTATTTATACGGCAAATATAAAAGATATGGGCTTTATGCCCATATCACAAACACCCCTTTAGTTAAAAATTAATACAAAAGGAGGAATTATAATGCCGCTTAATAGAAACGAAAATGATGAGCAATATGCTAAACTTCGCAATAAGCTTACGAATAAAGTATATGGTATCACTCCTGATTTATCTACAATGATGGATAGTTCAGACGACGTCGGATTTAACTTCGGTGGTAACTCCATTCAAAATACAAGTGGAAATGGAAATATTATAGATGCTAAAATAAGAAGTGGTAGAAAAGAGACAGACTTAGAAACTAAGTTTGTTGAGACTATGGAGAAGCTTGGGGAAAGATATGTAAACTCTATGCCTTATAATGAGAGAACTAGACTTATCCGTGAGTCGAACTATATGCTTACTCAGATGCCTCAGTTACACACTACATTTCTTAATCTGACTAAGTTTATACTGTCTCCTGATAACTACTCAGAAGATAAGATAATACAAGATATATATTTAAAGACAGATAGTGCTTTTACTCAAGCTGATATTGAAGCTATACTTGAAGAGAGAGGTCTTTATAAGCACATAAAAGATTGTATACTTGCTTCTCTTGAAATAGGATATAGAAATATAGAGCTTATGCCTTTACAAGATGTAGCAAATAAGTTACTTGATAGAATAGACGGGAAAACTAATAAAGAAGCAAAGCAACTTATAGAAGGTAAGATGAATAATGTAAATGGTACTAGAACTCCAAATATATACGCTTCAGCTCAAACTAATCTTGATAAGTATGATGTGACATTTTATGGAGAAAGTGAAAATGGTACAGTTAGTAAAACTGTAATACCGGGTTCATTTGTTCGTATGTATAGAGAATGCTTTACGCACGGAACTATAGCACAAAGAAATGAACTATCTTCGGTTGTGTATGACGCTGTAGATGATGCTTTAGGACTTGGTAAATACAATAATACTTATGAGCTATATGCTGAGTCTTATGCAAGACCATATAATACAAATGAAAGACAAAAGAGAATAGAAATGATGGCGTCTCAATTCTTCTCAGAATCTCCATATTCTGTAGGACATAGAGAATACATACTATCTCACATGCACAATAAACTTATGGGTAAAAATAACTATGAGTCTTTCTTCACATCTCAGATTGATAAGACAAAGGCAAAGTCTTTAAGAAATGCTACGTTTTATGGAGAAGCAGACGATGCTACAAATGCTGAGTTTAAGAAAGCTTTATCAGAGCTTAAGAAAAGTGCTAAATCTAAAAGAAAAGCAAGAATAAAAGATATGGCTGGTTGTTATATACAAGAGCTTGATGATGAAAGAACTCATCCTGTTATAGTTAATAAAGAGCTTATAGGAGTATATCATATAGATACTTATATGGATTATGCTTTAAATAAAACTCAAGTTCATAATATAAATAACGTTATAGGTTCATCTAAGATATCTGATAGTGCTGATTATAGAGATAATCCTTTAGTGAGAAAGGATATAATAGAAGGACTTTCTAATATCTTAAAATCTCACATGGATACAAATTTTATAACTGAGAATAGAAGAATACTTGGAAGTATATTAAAAGTTCTTGAAGAGCATGACATGTATCAATCACAATTCAGAGTAAGATTCATACCAAGAAAGTATTTAGTTCCTTTCCAAAATGAAGAGTCAAATAACGGTATAGGAAAGTCTAAGCTTTTATATGCAAGAATACCTATTCTATTCTGGACACTTTTACAACAAGATAAGATGATGACAAAGCTTTTTTATGAAAAGGATAAACTTGCTATAAAATATAAAACTACTTTTGCACAAAGCTTATTTAATGATAGAGAAGATGCTATGGAAATATTTACGGATTTATTTCCATTACCTTCTGAGCTTACAGACTTTACAAGAGTACATCAATCTATGGCGACTATTGGAAGACTTTTAATACCAGTTGATAAAGGTGGAAATGAGCTATTCTCTATTGAAAGAATAGAGGGACAAAAGTATGATACTTCAAATGATGACTTTATGAAACAGCTTGAAGATATAATAGAAAATATTATAGGTTTCCCATTATCATCATTAAATCAAGCTGAAAAGAGCTATGATTATGCTACGTCTATTATAGCACAAGACGGTAGACTTACTCAGATGATAACTGACTTACAAGCTCACTATCAACCTATGGCTTCAGAACTTGCAACTAAGATAGCAAGATATGAAACTGGAGAAGACGATATCTATGTCGATATCACATTCCCAGCTCCTAAGCTTTTAACTTCTAATATCAGCAATGATAATGCACAAAAGTTCAATGAAACTGTAAATAATATGATTAATATGTATTATGGTGAAGAATCTGAAATACCTTCTGAAAAGAAGCTATTTATAAAAAGAGAAATTGTTAAAGAGTTATTCCCAGCATACGACCATACTGATATACTAGAAGCGATAGAAGAAAAATGGAAGGCACACAAGGCTACATTTATGGATAGTTTAGGTGCAAATGGTGGAGAAGAATAAATATATAATTGGTGGGGTTTATCCCCACCATAACTGCCGTTTACGAACATTTTCTTAGTTTTAACCTGCAAAGGAGGTATAATAAATGGCTGGTAAAAAAGAGTCTACTTATATGTATAACGCCAAAATGAGTATGAGAAATCTTGGTAATGATTTAGCCTCATCTTATTTTACGAATACAATAAATACAGCTTCAGATGTTAAAAATGGATATCAAGAGGTTGTAAACAGCAAAAAGTCTTCCGGCTTTAACGGAATTAAAAATAGATTAAAACAAACTGCTCTTTTTAAATTTGCTTCAGATTTAACAAAGAATGCGTTTGAAGGATTAAGAACTGGTAAGTTTTATAAATCTGATGATGATTTATTTGGATTTGATGAGTCAGCATTTGACTTTGATTTCGATACATCTTCATCAGGTGGAGATTTTTTCTATGATGATAGTGGGGACGGTACCCCACAACAGGCTAGTTCTGAGCCTGCAAAGTCATACAGTGGAGATATGGCTACATTTGGTGCTGTCGGAAAACTTGCAAAGTCTATGACTGGTGCGTCAAAAGCTTCTTCTAATGCTGTAATAAATGCAACTGTAGAAGGTTTATTTAAGACAGCTCACTCTATAAACCAAACTATTGTATCAGCAACTTCTGATTTAAAGGCTGAGGTTATAGAGCATAAAGGGTATTTAAAAAGTATAGCAGAGACAGCTAAAGAGCAATTAGTACAACAACAAAAGCTGGTTGCACTTCAAACTGAAATGCTTACTGAACATAAAGCAATGAAGGAAATGTTTTCTGATTACATGCTTCCTAAGATTAATAAAAAGGAAGATGAAAGAGAAAGAGGAGTTCCTGAATGGTATAATGCAATAAGAAAGGGAGATATGTTGACTGCAGGTAAATCTGCAGCGGGAGAAGCTTTCCGTGCAATAGATATGGAAAAGACTCAAGGTGCATTTGGACTTGCTAAAGCCATGCTACCAATGCTTCTTATGACTATGGGTGCAAATCCATTTAAGTTCATCAAAGACTTCGTTATTGAAGGTAAATTGAATAAATGGTTTGGTATTGATAAGGTTTCTCAAAAGATTGAAAGAATGGTAGGTTCAACTCAAGACTTTGCAAATAGACAATTTCAAACTATGAGCTTATCATCTAATGCAACAGCAAGAGCTGTTGGAAAAGCACTTATGGTTAAACCTGAATCTTTAGATAAGGTCGCTACAGATAAATACGATAAGTCAGGAAAAGTATTCTTTGATGGTGCAACACGTGAAGCTATCGTCAATGTAATCCCTACTTATTTATCATCTATGGTATCTTTACTTTCAGGTAAAGAAAGAACTGTATATGATTATGATAAAGGTGTATTTAAAACTATATCTCAAGTTAAGCAAGAGTTTCAAGATAATCGTCCTAAGCTTGATTATGAATATGAAAGACTTGCTGAAATTCTTAAGAAGAATATGAAAGATGATGATAGAAAAAATCTCGACGAAGAAAGATTCTTAAAGCTTACAAAGTACATGATGGAAAATATGTCTAAGGCAGGATATGATATATCTACACTTAAAAATCATAACTATAATGATGCTAAGCTACATATGGACTTAAAAGACGACCAACTTTCAGAGTCAGATTTTTATAAACTTAGAGATTTAATGTATAAAGCAGAAACTAACAAAGATACATCTGATAGTTTCTGGTCTATTAATAAGTCTACTAAGAACTACGTCTGGGACAGAAATAACTACAATGTGGAGTATGCACAAAAAGCACGTATGAATGGTGGTATAGCAGCGTTTAACCGTTCAGACTTACTAGACCAAGGGGCTGTAGTTGGGTTCGGTGGTGGTAAAGGTAGAAAGATGACATTTAACTACCAAAACCCTATGGCTGGAGAAAACGTTGTAGACATGTCAAGAAAAGACGGTAAAGTAGGAAATATATTTGGAACTACAATGTCAGATGATGAGATTGCTCTTACAAGAGAATTTATAAAGGATAACATGGGTTCTCTTCTAGGTTTATTTAAAGCTAATATGGCAAATGCTTTAAAAGACTTAGCTGATACTAAACTTGGAGACAAGTTAGGATTAAAAGAAAGTGAAGTCTATAAAAACCTTATGAAGACATCACCGTATGAACTTGAAGCCATTATTGGACATCAAAGAAAGATTGAAAGAATAATATCAGGTAAACTTGCAACTGAAGTATTCAATCAAGAACTTGATGACTTTAATGTGACTGAAAAAGATAAAGAAAGAATGGCAGATGTTTTAACTGACCCAACTCTTTCTGAAGATGAAAGAACTAAGAAAGCTAAAGCTATACTATATCATTCATCTGAGTTTAAAAAGAAGCTTGAAGAGTTTAAAGGTAAGTTTAAAGACAAAACTGGTATTGATATAGATGAGAAAGTAGAGTCTGTACAAGACGCTATAAATGACGCGAAGATAACAGCTACTGATGTTGCAACTGGTGGAACAGCAACAGACATTGGAGAAAAGGTTGATAATGCTAAAAAGACTATAAAGGATTATGCGTCAAAAGCTGGAGACATGGTAAAAGATGCTACAAGCTCTGGTGTAGCTAAAACTAAAGAGTTTTATGAAAAGAATAAGGAAACTATTTGGAATGTATCAAAAGCCGCAATGATAGGTGTTGCAGGTATTGGTATCTTTAAGACATTAAAGAAATCAATGGTTGGACCTTTAATTGGTATGACAGGACTTGCATCTCCCATAGCACTAGGAGCTATCGCACTTGGTGCTGGAATATACGCTTATAAGAATAATATATTTGATAAACTATTTGGAGATAATAAGAAAGCAAAAGAACTTCGTGAAAAGACTGGAAGAATTTTAAAATCTACTCTAGTAGTAGGTGGAGGAATAGCTGGTATTTCAGGTATACTTTCTCTTGCAACTCCGTTAGGTTTCATAGGTCCAGTTAACGCAGCTCTTGCAGGACTTGCTATATCAATAGCTGGAGAGTCAAAAGGATTTAAGAAATTCTTATTTGGAACTGAAGAAGGTTCATTCTTGTCAAACTTAAAGGTTTGGATGATAGGAGATAAGGAATCTGGTAAGAAAGGTATACTTACAAAGATGACAGAAAAGGTTACTGGTTTCTTCTCAAAAGGATTTAAGTCTATGGGAAGATGGTTTAAGCTTGATGTGTGGGAACCACTTAAATCAACATTTAAACCAATAAAGGACTTTATGTCAAATACAGCAACTAAGATACTTGGAAGCTTTACTGGACTTGGAGATAAACTTACAGGTTCATTTACAGCAGACTTCGTAAAGCCTTTCTTTGCTAAAATGAAAGAAAAGGTTATAGACCCAGTTGCGGGATTCTTTAAAAAGATATTTGGTGGAATATTTGGTTTCTTAGGAAAGATAATAGCTGCACCATTTAAAGGACTTAGAACTCTTATTACTGGACAAACTGACAGCACTGTATTTGCTAGTAACTATGGTTCATCAAATGCACAAGTTGCTGAGAAAGCTGAATATAAAGCTAATATGTCAGCTAAAGAAAAATTATGGAATGATAATAAATATAAAATGACATCTTTAAAGGATATAGATAATATTGAAGGTTTATCTAAGAAAGATAAGAAAACTCTTCGTAAGATGTATGTCAAAGAAAAGATGAGAGAACACGAAGAAGCAAACGCTGTTCAAAAAGCAAAAGAAGAAGACGAAAAAGATAAAGAAGGAAAATCAGGACAAGGTATCTGGGATACAGCTACTAAGTATTATTTTAATCAAAATAAAATAACTTCTAAGATATTCGGTGCATTTATGGGTAACTCAACTCTATGTGGACTTGCCGCTCTTGCACAAGCAATATCAGCTGTACTTGATACTAAGGTAGAACCTGCAATGCTCGCAAAAAGGTCATTTGGTTGGGTAGGTTCAAGAGATGGTGTATCACCTGAGTTTATGCTTGAAGTTTGTCGTAAGTTCGGTATAGGTGCAAGATATATGAAAAATCCTAAAGCTGAGACTATGAAAAAGATTTTGAAGAAAGATACTATAATGATAGTCGAAGTTGATGATTTTGAAACTGACAATCTTCACTACTTAGTAGTAAGAAGAATTGAAGGCGGAATGGCATATTATTCTGACCCTGCAAGAAGAAAGAATATGGTTGTATCTGTAGACCTTCTTGAAGCTAAATCAAGAAGAGCAGTTTATCTATATAGAAAAGCTGACACTTCATCTCAAGTTGCAACTGGTGCACCAAGTGTTCCTATAGCTAAAGAAGCAGAAGTAATAGACCCACAAAAGATGGTAAACGAAGCTAAAGAAGCTCGTATGAATGGTATAGTAGGAACAGTAAAAGATTTAATAAACAAAGCGAAAGGAAATGTAGCAAACACTAAAGCATCTGATAGTGCGGACGCTGATGAGATATTAGAAGCTGATGGTTCTAAAGTTAAACCCGGTTTAATATCTAAAATAAAAGGTTTATACAATTCTGCAAAAGATAGAGTTGTAGGAGCGGCAACTTCTGCGAAGGAGAAACTTCTAGGAGCGACTTCTAAAAAGAAAGCGGCTGAATATATGACTGGTAAAAAGTCAGACTTATACATAATGCTTAAGGATTGGAAGAAGAAGTATCAAGAAGACGCTATAAGACTTAAAGAAACGATAGAGCTTCAAACTTCATCTCTTGCATATAATGCTGAGTACATCAAAAGAATACTTGTAAAAGTTCATGGAGATATACCGGGATTTGGAGATAAGGATATAAAGAATAGACACTTCTCAAAACTAGGAAACTGGTTTAAAAGACAATGGAGAAGAGCTAAAGCTTTGCCGGGTAAAATAATGTCTTTCTTGTATACTAAATTCTTACAACCTATATGGGACGCTACTAAGAAAACATTTGGAGCATTTAAGTTATTCTTATGGAATTTCCCTAAATGGATATTCAAACAAGGATGGTCTAAGATAGTAAAACCAATGCTAAACCTTGGACTTAATATGATTAAAGGATTCTACGGAGCATTTAAAAATGTTGTAGGTTTCTTTAAGGATATAGCTGTAGGATTTGTAAAAGGTGTTGGTACAGTATTTAGAATGGCAGTTAAAGGTCTATTTGATAGTGTAGTATATACTATAACTCATTTAAAAGATATTATGACTGGTGTAGGTAAAGCTATATGGACAGCCGTAAAAGGTGTAGGACACTTTATTAAATGGGGAGTAGAAGCTATCGGTTCTACTATTAAGTGGACGGTAGAAACTATAGGAAAAGGTATAGGTTGGCTTATAACAAAAGCTGTTGACTTAGCTGGATTTGTAGGTAGGTCTATAATGGGCTTATTCGGAATGAAGCGTAAGGCTGCACTTCAAGAAGTCTTTGTTGTCGGTGGTACACTAGATAGCGTAAGAGTTGTTGAAGTTGTTAAAGCTGTTGGTGCGGTAGATTTAGAATACACTGAATCTTTAGAAAAGAAATTAGGTCCGGGTGCTGGTGTTATACAAAAGGCTATAAGGTCAGGTAGAAGCACTTGGGAAAGACTAACTGGAAGAAGAAAGTCCCCTAATATGAAATCTGGAGAAGAGTATGCTAAGATTGATAAAAAGCAAGATGCTGAAGCTCAACAAGCAATCGCTTATGTTGATGGAGAAGGTAAACCAGCTGAAGAAAAGAAAGAAACTTCTTGGTGGGAAAAACTATTTGGAGGATTAATTCTTGGATTTGCTGCTTGGAAGACTGGACTTTTAGGAACAATAGTTGATGCTTTGAAGAGTGGTTTCGGTTCTGTAAAAGAGTGGCTTAAAGGATTCTTCTTTGGAGACGATAACGACCCTGATAAGATTGCTGACCAAGATAAAGACCGTAGTGATAAGAACGCATTTGGATATGGTACATTTGGTAAAGGTATAGAAGGATGGGATAAGACTTTAGAAAATGGACTATTCGGACTTAGAGGTGGACACATAGATAGAGGACTTCAAAAAGACCACGCTATTGTAAGTGGTGTTCATGCGGTAGTAAAACCTCTACTTAAAGCTGGAGCTAAGATTGGACTTACACAAGCCGCTTATCGTGGTGGTAAGGCTATGACTACTGCGGCATTTAGTTGGGTTAAGACTCACTTTCTTGACGCTGTTAAGACTTGGTTAAAGTCGTCTAAAGTTGTCAAATGGTTCTTCTCGACTAGAATGGTTGAAGGTATAATTAAGTTCTTTGCTAAATTCGGAGAAAAGGCTGCAAAAGATGGAGCAAAAGCTGTTGCTAAAAACACAGCAGAGACTACATTAAGAAGTGCGGCATACGTTGCTCCACCAGTAGGATTTATAGTTGACGCATTATTCTTCATAGGAGAATTCTTATGGGGTATGTGGAAATCGTCAGACATAATGGGTCTTAATAGTAATAAGGTTACATGGTCTATGAGACTTGCTGTTGGGTTTGCAAATGCACTATACGGACTTGCTACAACAAAATGGTTCTTAGCTTGGGTACCTTTTGTATGTCCGATAGATTGGATAGCAAGAAACGCTTACTATTACATTTTTGCAAGTGATGAAGAAAAAGCAGAATACGATAAAAACCATGAAGAATGGGAAAAGGATATGAAGAAACTTCTTGAAGAAGAAGAAAGAAAGAATAAAGACCAAAGAGCGATTGAGGAAAGACTAGCAAAAGAAAGAATGAAAATCGTAGACGGTGCTATGGATATAAATGATGATAGTGGTTGGGATTACAAGCCTATGACGACTACAACTAATTTAGACGCTGAGGCGGCTGAAGTTGAAAGTCAAAAGAGACTGGTTGGAACACCTGACGCTGAACTTAAAAAACAAGCACTGGAACAAAGTAGCAAATATACAAAAGAAGGTAAGGAAGCAGAAGATAATAAAAAGAGAGCTGAACTTGAAAAGAAGATTGCTGATAGAAAGGCTGAAGACGCAAGACGTGAGGCTGAAAGAAAAGCAAAGAAAGAAGCACAAGAAGCTAAACATAATGAAGCTAAGAAAAGAATGTTAGGTGAAATGTATGGAGATGGACCACTTACTGGTTATGGTTCTATAAGCGTTATGACTGAAGAGCAAAAGAAGAAGTTAAAAGCTGGAAATAACATGTTCAACAGAATGGTCGGGAAAAATGTCGGACCTAGTCCTATGGAAGCTGCGAAAGAAGCTATCAAGAATGGACAAGACCCAAATGCTGCCGCAAAAGCTGCTGCTGATGGACAATCTGTAATTGCAGATAATGTAACATTACCAGCTGGAAGTGACCCACTTAGTACAGATACAACTACTCAAAGTGCAGACTCGGTAGTATCTAACATTCGTGATTATGAAGCAGGACCATCAAATGCTATGACAGACGCACTAAATGCTGCAATGTTTGGTGGAAATGCAAGTTTCATTAAGAACTTAAACCTTACTGCTCTTGCAAGTAGTATTGGTGGTATGTTCGGAATAGATATGTTTGGTAATAGTTTAAACTCTGGAGATGCTGGTGGTACTGATGGTGGCGGTATGCCAAGTGGAGTTGTGGATTATGGTAAAGCAGACACAAGTGGAGTGAAATCTCTTATGTCTAAGTATCCATCATATAAACCACAAATGATTCAAGCTTGGAATACAGCTAAGAATTTATTTGGACTTAATACAGCAAGAGACTTATTTAGAATATCGTATTCAGAATCTGGATGGAATCCTACTATTGTAAACCCATCACAATATCCAGCGGCTGGACTATTCCAAGTAGTTCCGGGTTCTCGTGTTGAATGGGGATTTGATGGTAGAAACGATAACCCAATAAACCATACTCCAGAAGACCAAGTTATCCGTGTCGGAAAAGCAATGATGAAAAAGATGAAAGAAAAAGGTAGAGACCCTGTATATAAATATATGTATAGAGCTCTACACTTGCCTGTCAGCGTAAACCAAGATGACAACTGGTATTACTATGGTAAAAACGGTCCTCGTCCAAGTTGGTATACAGCTAATAAAGCTCTTGACTTAGATGGCGACGGTTATGTGCGTAACTGGGAAGTCGAAAGACATGGTATGAAGAAATGGGCGTCAGCTGATGCTTCTGCGAGACTTCTAGGTTTTGAAGGATTCGTTGATGGTTCATCTGCTTCAGCTTCTAAGAGCACTGCTATAAAACCACCTACTACAGCTAATATCTTAGCTAAAGGTATAAATGATGCTCTTAAAGAAAAATCAAGTGACAAAGATAGCAGCAACGTGAAAGCTGGATATGGACCTATGCGTCATGTAAATCAAACTTCTCCAAAATGGAATAAACTCTCAATGGGTGGAATGTCATTTAAAGAAGCTGGTTGTGGTCCTGCTGTTATGGCTATGCTACTTGATAAGCTAGATATTAAATATGATATGGCTGAACTTGTAAGAAAGGCTGTTGCTATGAAGCAAGGTCCTATGGGTGGAACACCTATGAAGTATTTTAAAATTGTACTTGCTGAGCATGGGGTATCATCTGCTATACTTGCGACAAATGTTGTTAAGACATTTATTAGTGAGCTAAAAGCAGGTAAGTCTCCTATACTTCTTACAGTATCATCAACTGGCTCTCCTCACTTTATAATAGGTAAGGAGATAAAAAATGGAAGACTATACATCAATGACCCAGAGAAGACAAGTTCTGATGCTATTACTCTAAACGATATAAGACTTCGTAAAGCGAAAGCTATACTTGTTTATAAAGTTAAGGGTAGTGTAAAGAATAAACTTAGAACTGCGATTGATGTGGTTAAAGGTGGATATGGTGCAGTTAAATCTTTTATAGCTCCTAAGTTTGAAGGATTCGGAAATGCTAGAGAAGCTATTTATAATGTCGTAGAGCGTATGGTTAAATCTGGAGCTTACGGACCTGCTATTATAAATAATACTACTAGCAATAATTTCGATGATGCAACTAAGGTTATAAAGGCTGTAAAACATGCACAAAGTAGTAGTAAGAATGTAACTGATTTATTATCATCTATTGACTCTAATATAGAAAAGATGACCAAATCTGGAACTAACGAACAAATTGGTGATGGTAGCATATTATCTTCTATTCTAGCAGAAGTGAAAAATACTAACGCTTACCTTGCTAAACTTATTGAAGTTATGGCAAATGCTGTAAGTGGTGGCAATTCAAAACTTACTGTAAACGGTAGAAATATTATGACTACTGTCGGTGGAATACCACAACCAGTTACGAACGGAGTTTCACCTGACACTGTCGATTTCTATAGAACTGTAGATAGAATAGTAAGAGGTCAGGCATTATAATATAATTGGGGTGGGCTAGTCCCACCTCATTAAATTATTAAGTAAGGAGGTATAATATATGTACGAAGAACAAGAGCTACCAGCTGGAACAGGTACTGGAAAGAAATCTGGTGGAAAGGGTAAAGGTTCGGGTGGCGGTAAGTCATCAGGTGGAAAAGGTTCATCAAAAGCAGCGGCACATGCAGCGGCGTCTAAAATACCGGGTTCAAGTGCAGCAAAACATGGTGTACCTAATGCTCCACGTGGTGCAACTGAAAGCGATATACCAGCAAGAAGTAAGGGAGATGCAGACTTAGTCAGAAGATTACTTGCTAAGGATTTACACCATTACTTATCAGAATCAGCAATGGGTTCTCCTTTAGGTATAATGTCAAGAGATGAAAGATTTGACTTAAATGCTCTCATGGGAGCACCATTTAAGTTCTCGGAAACTGATGACCCACCTCTTCCGGGTACAGTTGAGTTTGGTAGAAGTTATGCTAAGCAATTCTTATCTTGGGGACAAATAGTTACATTCTCTCCCGGAACAGCACTGTTCTTACCCGGAGTTTCAAAAGAAACTAAAGAAAACTTTGCTGGTTCTCAATCAAATACTGGAGAGGGAGCTGATTCTACAACTGATATAGAAGGTTTACAATCGGCTATATTTGATAAGAGTGGTGGGAAACTATACGCTTTTACTCCAGCAAAAACAACATACTTTGCATACGTTAATGTGATATGGAAGCACTTATGTATGCTCGCTGGAATATCTAATATGAACAGCCAAATCGCAAGTTATGTAACAAATGGAGCAACGTCTGATATCGCTCATATAGATTGGGGTAAAACTGTAGATGTTGGAAATAGTTTACACAGAATACTACTAGAACAAACTGGGGTATCTGGTGGACAAAAGGCTGCAAGTGGACTTATGGAAAACTTTAAGGCTTGGCTTGGAGATACTTCATTTCTAGCGTCTCTTGACTCAACTCAAGCTTACATTCCTTTCTATCATGATGGACCTATAACCTCAAATGATGCGTTTGATAACCAAACTGGAGAGTCTATGATAGGACAAAAGATAAATGAATTTGGTGGAGCTGAACTTATGAGAGAACTTGCGTTTCTTACAGGTAAGTCTTATGAAGCTATAGCTGAGCAAGATGATGAAGGTAAAGCTACACAAACATCAGATGCTAAATCTATAATAAAAGGTAAACTATGGGGTATAAAGACTATAGTGCCAGATATATGGAAAGATGCTTCATCTTCATCAAGAGAGCACACATTTACATTTAGATTTGCTTGTGCTGAAGGTTCGATGGAATGTTATGCTATGCAATGCCTAAGACCACTTGCACATCTTCTTGCAAATACACTACCTATACACAGTGTAGGAAACTTTGGATTCTCAGCACCACTTCTATGTAGAGTATATGCAAGAGGTATATCAAATATAGACGTTGGTATGATTACTTCTCTTGCAATACAAAAAGACCCCAAAAGTGTTGCTGCAAATGGAATTATGACAGATATGACAGTTACAGTTACAGTAAAGGATTTAACACCTATAGTTGCTCTACCACATTCAAGAAATGGATTTAGAGCACAAACAGCTGTAGGTTATATATCTGTACTTGGTGGACTTGCTGGAGTTAATGCTACTATGTTCCCGTGGCAAAATCTTGAAGTTAAAGTAGGACTTGAAGGACTTAAGACACTACTATCACCTACAGCAAATATAGCTGGGTTTGGAAGATATGTGTCTGATAAGATAGGAGCAATAAAAGTCTGGTTTAGAAATTAAGGAGGAAAGATGCTTAAGTTTTCAGGAGCGAAAGCTAAAGAAAGAGTAAACTATACAAAGGAAAGGTATACTCCAAGTTACATAGAAAAGGTTCCTCAAAGTGAAAGATTATTTCCATACTTTGATGAAAGACTCGTAATTACTGTACACGGAGAACCAATAGCAGATTCTCGTCCAAGATTTATGAAAGAAAGAGATGGAACTTATAACCCTCATAAGGCTTTTCTTATGAGGGTTTTTAAATCTGTGTATGAACAAGATGAGCTTCTGCAAAGAACTCTTATAGAAAGACCTCTTGGTATGAGAATTAAATCCTTTGTAACACCAGAAAAGAAAATTTCAAAAGCTATCGGAGTTGATATAATTGATGAGAAATCGCTCTCTATCAAACAAAAAGATAACGATAACATCGAAAAAGTACACTGGGATGTAATGCAAGATGAAAAGTATTCTGTCATTTTAGATGACAGATTAGTTGCGTTTAATGAGACAATACAGATGTATTCTATAGACCCTAGAATAATTCTTGAGATTCATTATCCAAGTGATGAAATGCTTAAAATGCAATCTAAATACTTTAAACCGTATATAGAGCATATTGAGCGTCTTGCAACTTACAGAAAGGCTAGAATATATCCAAAGTATATATTTACTATATCTAATACTAAGATAGCTAAGTTTCCAGAAGTATTCTTTAATAACATATCAAAGTGTGAGCTTACTGGGAAACAAGTTGAAAACATTTTGCACCTTTATAAAGCTGAAGAAATAAAACTTCTTATGGAGTATCTAAAGGCAAAACCTTTAACTAGAGATAAGAATGTGGCTTATATAAAGGAAGCAGTTGTAAAAGGAACTTATCCTATAACCATTAAAAAGAAGAACTTAAGGAGGCTTAAATAATATGATGGATAAAAATAAATTACATTTAGTTGCCTGCTATGCGGCATCTATTTGTGTTGATGATAGTTACACAAGATGTAAAGAGGCATTAGATAAAGATAGTGTAGATGAACTACTATCTGATGCTGTAGTTAAAAGAAGTTTGATACTAGCTTCTATTCCTGTAGTAAAAGATAACGATGTTATTAAAGCTGTAAAGAATGATGATTATTTTATAAACAGCTTTAAGTTACAAGTTAAGACACTTGTATCAACGACTAAGTTTTATAATTAAAATTAAAATATAAAGGAGGATAAAATGAATCCAGAAGCTTTACAAGATATAAAGGAAATAGCTTATAGAAACGCGGATAGTGAATCGTATGCAGTGTTTTTAGCAACTACTGTATGGAAAGCTATTCCACAAAATATTAAAGATAAACTTACCAAAGATAAAGATGGTAATGTTGTTGTAAATGATGTAGATGCTTTAACTATATTACAAGGAGTATTACCAAATATTATAGGAGAAGAGGAACTTAAAAATCTGATAGAATCTACTTATAAAGATAAAGATTTAGATTTACAAGAGCTTTATGATTTAATGACTTTTGAAGAATTGAAAGATGTTGTTAAAGAAGAAAAGGTACAACTAATAGCGGAAGCTGATACAGAAAATGAAGTTAAAGACTCAACTAAGGATTTAACTGATATTTTAAATAAAGATGCTGTACCTAATATTTTAAAAGTAATAGCATCTACAGTTCAAAAAGAAGTTAAGAAATCGAATGAAGAACTTGAAAAAATTGAAGCGGATGAAGTGTCTCTTATTAATACTTCTAAAGGAGAAGAGGGTAATGGAGATGATGATGTAAATGGAGCTTTTAACGACAATCCAGATGAAGATGGAACAAATACTAACGATGACCAAAGCCAAGTTACCGACAATACTAATGATGATGAGTCTGGCAATTCAAATGATAATCCGGATGCTACTGAAGGTTCTGGTGAAGGTGATAACCAAGAAGATAAGACAAATAATGATAAGCCGACTTCGGAAGAAGAGAGCCCAACAGCAGGAGAAGACGGAGAATTATACTCAGAAGCCGTCAGAGTAAAATATCATACAGAACTATATAAGAACTTAGTATACAGAGTTAAAAACTCAGTATCTAAATATGTATATAATTCTCTTGCGAATGGAGAGGATGTAAATGAAAGAACTAAGCTATCTCTTGCTATTGCTTCTTATGGTATTATTACATTTGGTTATTTACTTGACTATCTAAATGTAATGGGTGTACCTGAATATGCAAGTAGAGCAGAAGCTGTGCTTTCTTATTCAAAAGAAGGAGAAGGTGATATTTAATGCTAGTTAAATTCATAAGAGAAGATAAGAAGAACTTAGAAACTATAATGGAAGTTATAGGTATCACTAGAACTTCTCTTGATACTAAAGAGAGAAGACACAATGGTCAGTTCAACCAAGATGGAGAAGCAGTATATGAAGAAGTAGATAAGTTTGGACAAACTACAATATATTCTTATTCTGGAATATTCTGTACTCTTGATTTGGAAGATAGTAAGCATAATGCACTTGCTCAAAAATTCAATGGTTCTAATGGACTTATAGCTACTATAAAAGTAGACAAAGATGGAAAGATTACAATAAGTTAATTGGGGGGGGGGGATGCCACCCCCTTAACTTTATTTTTTTTTTTTTTTTTTTTTTTTT